CCGTACAAAGAACCAGAACATGTGAACCAAAAAAATAAGTCTTCACCTTAGGACCGTGAGGGCGCGGCTGCTGCGCTACCCAAGGGAGTCGTGCCCCAAGGGTTAAAGTGAGCAAACTACCATTGCTTTTTTCATTGTATACCTGTATAATTACATTTTTACTAGGAGATTATTATGAGCGCAAGAATGTTTGGATCTGAGCAAAAAGCCAAATTAACCCAATTGATCAATGAAGGTATGCAGGTCATGCAAGAAGTCGAAGATCTCAATGCTGGATTGAACGACACCATCAAAGCAATTGCTGAAGAAATTGAAATTAAACCAGCAATTCTTAAAAAAGCAATTCGCATTGCACACAAAGCCGAACTAGGCAAAGCTAACGCAGATCATGAGGAACTTAACACCATCCTTGAGTCAGTGGGTAAAACCCTTTGATCAATATATTAGCGGGAATTTTTGAATGGATACGAAATGATTACCGCACTAATAATTTGCGTTTTTTTGTTGAGCTGCTGGCTTGGGCTATATCTATCGGGTGTAGCATTACGATGGCTGCCACGGTTCCAAATCCACCCTTACTGGTTCTCTACCCTATATGGATTATGGGTTGTGCTATGTACGCTTGGGCTGCTTGGACTAGGAAAAGTTTTGGCATGCTGGCTAACTATCTACTGTTGGTGACTATTGACTCAGTGGGTCTTGCAAGAATGTTGATAAACTAATATAATTATAATCTATGAGCTATATCGATGCATTGTATGACCGTGGCAAAGATCGCATTCATGTTGTAGAACGGATCAATGGTGAACGAGTATATCATGAGTATCCTGCCAACTACATATTTTACTATGATGATCCACGTGGTAAGTTTCGTACTGTGTATGGAACGCCGGTAAGTAGATTTAGCACACGCAATGGTAAAGAATACCATAAAGAATTAAAAATTAATTCTGGTAAACGACTTTGGGAATCAGACATCAATCCTATCTTCCGATGCCTTGAAGAAAATTATTCTGGTGTTGACTCGCCTAAATTACAAACTGTATTTTTTGACATTGAGGTAGACTTTGATCCTGTAAGAGGATTTAGTAAGCCTGAAGATCCATTTAATGCTATTACTGCTATATCTGTATATATGGATTGGTTAGACAAACTGGTAACATTGGTTGTGCCACCAAAAAGTTATTCGTGGGAAACTGCACAAGAAATCTGCGACAAATATGATAACTGTTTCTTATTTGAACGCGAAGAGGATATGCTAAACACCTTTCTTGATTTGATCAATGATGCAGATATCCTAAGCGGCTGGAACAGCGAAGGCTTTGATATTCCCTATACCACCATGCGTATTACTCGTGTACTATCTAAAGATGATACACGCCGCTTTTGTTTATGGAATCAATTCCCCAAACAACGTACCTTTGAACGTTTTGGTGCAGAAAATCTAACATTTGATTTGATTGGCCGTGTGCATCTAGACTACATGCAACTGTATCGCAAGTACACATACGAAGAACGTCACAGTTACAGTCTGGATGCCATTGCTGAGTATGAGCTGGGCGAGCGTAAAACACAATACGAAGGTACGCTGGATCAACTGTACAACAAAGACTTTCCTAAGTTTATCGACTACAACAGACAAGACACCATGCTGTTGGCCAGGCTAGATAAAAAACTACGGTTCTTGGATCTTGCCAATGAACTGGCACATGATAATACTGTGTTACTGCCCACAACCATGGGCGCAGTAGCAGTTACCGAGCAAGCGATTATTAACGAAGCACATCAACGAGGTATGGTAGTACCTAATAGAAAGGGTAGAGATGATCAAGGTGACACACAAGCGGCAGGTGCCTACGTTGCTTTCCCCAAAAAAGGAATCCACGAATGGATTGGAGCAATTGACATTAACTCGCTCTATCCGTCAGCAATCCGTGCTCTTAACATGGCCCAAGAATCGATTGTTGGTCAACTCCGACCAATAATGACCGATAGGTATATCAAGGATAAGATAGACTCAGGCAGTAGTTTTGCTGACGCTTGGGAAAACATGTTTGGCACTCTTGAATATACCGCTGTAATGAATGGCGAAGCAGGAACTGAAATTACTATCGACTGGGAAGGTGACGGTCGTAGTGATGTACTAAGTGCCGCAGATGTATGGCGTTTAATATTTGACAGCAATAAGCCCTGGATGCTGTCAGCCAACGGTACAATCTTTAGTTACGAACAAAAAGCCGTTGTGCCCGGATTATTGGAGCGATGGTATGCTGAACGAAAAGAATTACAAGCAAAGAAAAAAGCAGCCGAAACTGAAGAGGATAAAGCCTTCTGGGACAAACGACAACTGGTCAAAAAAATTAACCTTAACAGTTTATACGGGGCAATTCTTAATCCAGGTTGCAGATTTTTTGACAAAAGAATCGGCCAAAGCACTACGCTTACTGGGCGTATTATCGCCAGACACATGGACGCATATATCAATGAGTGCATCTTTGGGGAGTATGACCATGTCGGTTCCGCCATCATCTATGGAGATACTGATAGCTGTTACTTCTCGGCTTGGCCGGCAATTCAAGCAGATGTTGAAGCAGGCCGAATGGAATGGAATCGAGACATCTGCACTCATCTCTACGACAGTATAGCAGATCAAGTCAATGCCAGTTTCCCAGCATTCATGGAACGTGCATGTCATGTACCTAGAACAAACGGCGAATTGATTAAAGGTGGTCGCGAACTGGTTGCCAGTAAAGGCTTGTTTATCAAGAAAAAACGCTATGCTGTTCTTATCTATGACTTGGAAGGCAATAGGTTAGACACACATGGCAAGCCCGGCAAGGTCAAAGCCATGGGTTTGGACTTGAAGCGGTCAGACACTCCCAAGGTTGTACAAGATTTCTTGAGTGAGCTATTGACTGCGGTACTAACTGGTGCTGAACGAGAAGAAATATACGGTCGTGTACGTGAGTTCAAGATTGCCTTCCAAGATCGCCCAGCATGGGAAAAAGGCACTCCCAAGCGGGTAAACAATCTAACCAAATATAGTGCCGAGGAAGCACGATTGGGCAAAGCCAACATGCCCGGGCATGTACGTGCCGCCATGAACTGGAACATTTTGCGTAGAATGCACGGCGACAATTATAGTATTGCAATTGTAGACGGAATGAAAACCATTGTGTGTAAATTGCGAGACAATGCACTAGGTTATACATCAGTCGGTTACCCTACAGATGAAACACATATCCCGCAGTGGTTCAAAGAACTGCCATTTGATGACGGTTTAATGGAAGCTACTATTGTGGATCAAAAGGTAGAAAACTTGTTGGGCGTACTAGACTGGGACATACCCAATAACACTGATATCAAAACAACCTTTGACAGCCTATTTACATTTGAATAAATATGTATATTACGGTGTCTTTCAATGCAACTACATGAGCTAGTAAACTTACGCAACTCTTTACAGACTGCAATAGATCTTGTTTCTATTGAGTCGGCCATTGAACGTAATCAAGCAGCATTGGATGTACTGTCATTGACTGCGGATCCCGAGTATCAAGAAACGTTGTCTCACATTGTGAAACATTTTGACACAGTTATACAACTGTTACCAGTTACTACCCAAGAAACCAATAAACTAATTAAAAAAGTTGAAGAAAAAATAGGCGAACTAAGTGCTAAATTTTTTGCCAGCAACTATCAACTTGAACTCAGTATTCCCGACAACGATATGTTGCCCACCAATATACGAAATTTAAGGCATTGGAGACGAATGAGAATGGATTTGGATGATAGTCCAGACAAACATTTGTTGTCAAGAATCTTTCAACACAGTTCATACAAATATCCAGCTTTAGAAATTGGTTGTAGAGATGGTGAGTTTACTCAACATTTAATTGCCAGTGATCCATTATATATTGCCGATGTACACACAGATTTTTTAACCAGTGCAATATCACAGTTTCCAAGCGAATACCAAGCCAGAGTTAGAAAGTACTTGATTAAAGATAATAATATTCAAGGCCTGCCAAAAAATCAATTTGGATTTATCTTTAGCTATAACTTTTTCAATTACCTAAGTTTTGACAGTATCAAACAATTAATGATATCGGCACAACATTGGCTGCGTCCGGGCGGTACCATTATATTCACATATAATAACTCGGATATTGGTGTTGGAGCAGCCTATGCCGAAAGCTATTATATGAGTTATGTACCACGTAGTATGTTAGTTCCCATGTGTGAAAGTTTAGGATTTGAATTGATTGATCACAGGGATTATGATCCAAATATTTCTTGGGTTGAGTTTCGGAAACACGGAACTTTAACTACGGTAAAAGCCAGTCAAGCACTTGGCGAAATAATGCATATACATCATTGACCTGTCTAAATATATCTGCTATACTAGCAAATATTATTCGGAGATTTAAATGAAAGACTACTTACAAGACATTGTACAACACACTCACAGCCTTGGTTTTATTGATTTAGTTAAAATCACAGGCACAGACACCACCACCAGCATTGATGCAGTTAGTGAAGATCGCATTGCAATTATTCAGGCACAGTTTCACAATCCTGTACCAGAGTTTATTGGTACATTTGGTATGCCAAATCTAGGCAAACTAAAAACTATTTTAGATATTCCCGAATACAAGGAAGATGCCAGTATCAACATTACACAGAAAAACACAGGGGAACCTGATGGTATTTCTTTCAAGAACAAAATTGGTGACTTTAAAAACGATTATCGGTTAATGACTGCCAATGTAATCAACGATAAACTTAAAGCTGTCAAATTCAAAGGTGTCAGTTGGGGAGTTGAAATTGAACCCAGTGTAGCAGCAATTCAACGTATGCGTTTTATGGCACAAGCCAATGCAGAAGAAACTACATTTATCGCCAAAGTTGAAAATGGTAATTTAGTATTTTACTTTGGTGACCATAGTAGCCATGCCGGTAACTTTGTGTTTGCACACGATGTTGCAGGATCATTGACCAAAGCATGGAACTGGCCAGTTGGCGCTGTTCTTAGTATTCTAGGGTTACCCGGTGATAAAATGATTCGCTTTAGTGATGGAGGCGCGGCACAGATCACTGTCGATTCTGGACTAGCCGTTTACAACTATATTTTGCCAGCTCAGACCAAGTGATAGTACACCCGTTACGCAACAACTATTGGATACGGAGAGGTTATGTAACGGGTACCTGCATGTATCATCATGAGCTTAAACATTGTTACGTAAACATTCCAAAAAATGCCAGTAGCTTTTTAAGAGAGACATTTAAAGATACTGGATGGAAACACATGCATCTTGGCATGAACATGACAATTGATGCAACTATTGTGGTACTAAGAGATCCGATTGATCGGTGGATAACTGGCATTGCACAACACATTACTTCTAACATATTAGGTGAAAATTTTGGTAGCACACATTACTTAGAACAAGATAGTGAGTTAGTACAACGACTAATTTTTGACCAAGTGGTGTTTGACGATCATACCGAACAACAGTCGTGGTTTCTTGAACCATTCAATTTGGATCAGGCGGTGTTCTTTTATTGTGATCGCAATTTAAGTAAAAATCTAGATGCATACTTTAACAATAGATTTCAATTGACCAACAGACCCTACGTTAACGTAAGTCAAGATCAATTTGACAATGCCAACCTAGTAGAACATTTTAAAAAACTAG